TTTTATTCCAATTGAGCGGAATCAGATGGTCAATTCCCTGGGTCGGCTTCCCGAATGTCCGGAAGACTTCCCCGAAGAACTCCACTTTTCTGTCTGTCCATTCGTGGCTGTCTCCCTTTGGGATTGCCAGTGTATAAGCAAGACGCTTACCGGACAGATTAAGCTCGTCAATGACCTGGTCCGTTGTCGGTTCTCCGATCAGAACATTCTCTATTGTCTCCGGCACTTCTGTATAGATTGGACGGTTAAAACCATCAATGCCGGTTTGTACTTTGTTATATAAGATTATTGATATTCCCGTCATAGCAGTCCTCCTGAACAGGAGAATATGAGCCGATCTTGTCCCCGACTCCAAGCATCTTTTTTTCTGCTTTTGTCAGGTAGATCTCTCCAACAGCGCCATTCCCACCAATGGTCCAGCTCTGGGAATATCCCAGGGCAGACATTGAACCCTGTGTGGCGCCTACAGGAATATCACTTGATGAGGTGTCACCTATAGCCCGTGCAACAACTCTACACGATACAGTTTCAGCGACCTCCTCATCGACATTTTCCACATAGGCATCAATCAGAAGCGCGACATCGTCCAGCAATGCCGCACACAATGTCTGCTGTTGTGCTGTCATTGGGGTAAGCAGGCGCTTCTGTACACTAGCAACTGTTGCGTATGCCATAATCCACGCCTCACTTCTTCCTTGTGCGTTTTGGTTTCTCTGTGGGCTTCTCCGCCTTAGGTTCGGCGGCCATCCTATGACCAGCCGCCTTGTATTCTTCTACGCGGTCTTCCGCGACCCACATATCATTTCCATGTGTATTAATGAAATGCACAAACTTCATTATGTCGGGATAGCTCCTGTAAGAAGGTTGAAGCAGGATGTGTCAGCGCGGAATCCGACCTCGATCTCTGCCCGAACTGCTACCATGTTCTGCTGCCACAGGTTGATTGTGGTTGCATCATTTCCAGACCCAACAATCAGAGAAGCGGAATCGTTTACAGAGATCTCGACACCATTAACGGTTCCATACATCGCCTGCGTCCAGTCACCAGCTACACCAACGATTGCCGGAGTGCCCGCTGTCTGGCCAACTGCTGCCGTACCAGCTTTATACAGGTGCTTGTTGAAGTAAGTCGAAACGCCAATGATCTTATCAACTGTTCCATCGTTTGCAGAAGCAAGGAACAGAGGCCTGTTAGTTGTGTCTGTTGCTGTCAGGAGCAGAGCACGAGCTTGTGCGCCAAGGGCAAGACCATTCATAACACCACCGTGTGCAGCAATGTCAGCATCTGCAGCAACAAGACCAAGATATGTGCCGTTGTTGGCATTAAGGATGGACTGAGCTGTACAGCCTGCGAATGTGTCAAAATTGCTCTGGGACGGGGCCTGTGTTGCTCCGATCACTGTAGAATCAAAAACACCAGCAAGAGCTGCCGGAAGTCTCTGAACAAGAGCATCGTAAAGAGCGGGGATATCACGAACAAACTCAGCAGAGAATGTTTCGATGACTGCGATCTTAAATGCCTGCATCAGTTTTGTTCCGGGTGTGCCGTTAGATACAGGCTTAACACCTGTTTCTGCTACCCATGCTGCTGTCGGATCGCCTGTGATTACCGGGATTGTAACTCCACGGCCAGGAAGAGCAATCTGTCTGGCAAGTCTCATGATTGCGGACTCTTCCTGAGTTTTCTGAAGAATTTCTGAAGAAATGTCACTAGGCAGCGCCATGCTGTTAGTGGTTCTGTTAATATCAGCCATAACTTAATCTCCTTTTCATTTCTTTTGGAGGTTTGCTTCGAACCAGCTTTTAAACTGATCGCGGGTTTTCCCACCTCCGATATTGGTTATCTCTCCGGCATCCCTGATCTGCGGATAACCGGTTTGTGTTGGCTGCGCAAAGGCTAGGATCGCTTTTGCCTGTTCGGTACATGCCTCCTCTGTTTCACCAGACAAGAGTGTTATGGGTACGCCTGTCTCCTTGGACACCTTGTCGCGGATCTGTCGAAGTTTATCAGCCTGAATCATGGAGTCAAGTTGCTTCTGAAGAGCCTCCGCCCGTTCTGTTGCCTTTTGAAGGTCTGACTTAGCCGCTTCTTCTGTCTTGTCAAACTTTGCAGCCTTTTCTTTCAGTGTTTCATAATCAGCATACTTTGCACGAGTTTCAGCCAAACGCTTCCCAACAATAGCATTGACCTCTTCCTGTGTGAATGTACGCCCCTGCTCTTCAGCAGGTGTTTGTTCCTGTGTGGGTACAGTAGCGTTTATATCGCTCATAAATGGTCCTCCTTAGAGTTTTATTTCCTCGTTTAACGCACGAGTTGGCAATAAAAAAAGCACCGCCAAAAATTGGAGTACTTAATTAACAATTATTCTTCTTTTGTATTGATATCTACACAAAATGTGATATACTATTTATGAGATATCTTACAATAAAGCAGGACGTGATCCCCTATATTGGGTTGCGGATCTGCTTTATTTTTTTATTTTTCTAAAACCAAAAAGATGTCATCACCATCAATCAAGAACACTCTTTCGACAAACAGTGTTCCTCTTCTCTTAAATAATGCTTTTGCTTGCTCAATCGCTTCATCCCTACTCATTTCTATGTTAGAAATATCAAATATAAAGCCTGATGCTTGTTTCTTCTTTTTATGACATGCATTATAAAATGTATCTTTATTGGTTTTGGTAGGTGTTTTCAAATCGACTTTTTGTCCATAAAATACATAATCTGGCGTCTTCACATTTTCTGGTACTACAATTTTAGGCCAGAATTCTAATCTTCCTCCCAATTTTTCAGTCAGTAGTTCGCCTACGCGTTTTTCATTTTCATCAGGATCAAGTTTTACATGGATTCCGTCGACATGGTAATCAATTCCATCAATAGTCACATTTTGTTTATATACTATTTGTTTCGGCTTTTTATGTTTATCGCTATGCCATAATTTTGTGGCATCTTTGACATAACTGGCCTTATTTTTATCATTTTTTATTTTTTCTGCTTCCCGCCTCATCGTGTTCAGCTTATCCTGCCACTTATTTCCTTCGGCATTCTCATACATCTCCAGATACTTATCCGGGTCATATCCTTCCACCTCGGTATTCTGATTAAACCTTACACAATATTGGCAGTCGCAATGAGCGTGGATGTGCTCGGCATGGCCGTTCTTTAAGGCATTCTTTGAGATGTTCTGCCACCCTCTGGAGGCAAGCATGATACAGAAACTGCAGGTATCGCCATGAGGTACCCAGGCAAATTGGGCCCGATCCCTCTCCGCATTCTTCAGCATAGTGTCAGCTCCGGCACGTTTGACCAGTCTGTCTACCACATCACTACAGAGCTTCCCTTCCGGGGACTGTTTCAGTGTCCCGTTGATTCCTTTTGCCACCTCACCATATTTCGCCGCCTCGGCCGGCTCGGCAGGAGGAATGGTCACTCCTGAAAGTTCTGCGATGCGTTCATACATCTGGCAGGCCAGTTCGGAAGACGCCTCGCTGTACTTCTGTACTAAAGCCATGGCATAATCGATGATTTCTTTTCTGTCAACCGCATCGATCTTTCCTAAGAATTTGGCATCAAAGTCCGCGGCTGCCTTTTTGCTGATTCTGGACATCATGTCCCGGTAACGGATCCAATCACTCTGTGATATCTTCATCTGACGTCACCTCTGCTGCCGCCGGGTTCTGTTCTTCCTGATTCTGCCCGGATTCTTCTACTCCTGTCATCTCCAGGAGGAGCATCTGCCCTCTTGCCCTCTGTTCCTGGGCTTTGATCCGGCGGATGTCTGCCTGATCAAACCCGATCATCTCAAGAAATGTATCGGTGGAGGCGAAGTTTTCCCTGGCGGATGCAATCTTGATCGCGGCATCTGCTGTCACGGCCACACTTGGCATAGCCGGATTCTTGAAATGAGGGATTATGTTCTTCTGTTCATCGGACAGGCCTTCCACGCTAGTATTGTTTGCTATGGCCATAGCCATGAGTCCGATGGTCTTTAGGGAATTTCCGTTTCCAGCATTCAGCTGTTCTGCCATAGCTACCAATGTCTGTGTCTGTGCCAGGATTGCATCGGAGCTTGTCGGATTGGCATCATTGACAACACCGGTATCCGATACGGTAAGCCCTGTAGCAGCTGAAAACTGTGTAGCCAGGACTCTGATCATCTCCACATGTGGAGAGATATTCCCTTGTGGGAGCTGTCCAAATACCGGTTTTTCTCCCGTTTCCGGGTTCGTTGTTGAAGCCAGGATACTTCCTACGTATTGTTTGAATTTCTGATTGATTACGACATCATACTGTTCATCAGTAATACCAAGAAGGTATTTCTGCGGAGATGTAGCAAATTCCAGACCAATGGTCGCATTTGCGATAGTTCTTACATACCCCTGGATCAGCCTCCGAACCGGTTCCTTTATCCTAGATCTGCCGAATGGTTTATCACTGGTGGCATTCCAGATCAGTGGTTCCATCAATGGTCTTCCCATCTGGTGCGGATACCTGATCGTTGTCCATTCTTCATCTATTCTCTGAAACACGATGATGTCATTGTCCGTATAATAATTGATCAATGAAGGTCTCCAGAGCATCTCCATTGATTCATCCGGAGTGCTATCTATAATTGCAAACCCACAGTCGACCCGACCGAGTTCCCCATTCCACAATGCTGCTGCACTCTGGGGAGAATGGAATCGAATCTTACACTTTTTGCTCCTATCCCTTGAGAGAGTGGCGAACGTTGAACCATACTTGAGTTCATCTCGACAAGCTTTCATGTATTCGGATAAAAACCGGTTATCCTCGACAATCTCGGCTAATTCGCCCACTTCTCCGCCATTCATATCGACAAATCCGTCAAACATAGATCTGGCAGCAAGAACGTCCACTGTCTTTGCTCCCCATGAGCATCCGATCTCCAACCCTCGAAGTGTTTGTGGGAGAGCGATTCCCAGATTCACCTCAGCCAAAGAGATATGGCCTTCATAGTATTTATTTTTTAGTTCGTTTTTGCTTCTGTGGTATTCATATACATTAAACAGCTCCCGAAGCTTCTCCCTTTCCAGATTCGAAAGGTCCTCTAGTCTGTCCACATCGATTAATAACTCTGTCATCCTATCCTCATCTTCCTTCCAGGATCCCTTTTCGAAGTCTTCGCTCCCCATAGTGCAAGAGAAGCTGCCTCGATTGGCCCGGAAAAATCACCCCCGAAGCCCCATCCTCCGGATATGGCCCGTTTTGTTGATTTCAGTGCTGATTCGTTTAATAATTCCTGTCCCCTATACCATGTGATTGTTTTTTCTGACAGCATATCCATCAGCAGCCCCGCTGCTGCGATCACATCCTTTGGTTTAGAACGAATAACAGAATCTTTTGCCTTCCAGGTATCGGAAATCTTATCCGCCAGGACATCAACACCGTTCTTTCCGTCGATCACCACACAGGATGCTTCTCCGTATCTTTCATTCAGCCAGTCTGCCAACCATTTGGTTCCCATGCCTACTTGTTTCATAGCAATCAGGGAGATTCGTGCCGGTCCTTCTTTCGGAATGACAGCACCACATAGAGTAACAAATGTACTATCCGGGGAGAATTTGACTCCATATGCTGTCTTCCCTTCCGGCTTCATCTGATCAGAACAGCAGGCTTTCCAATCCGCCTCATTGATTGCCGAGTCGTTCTCTGTCAGCAGAGGACTCCACCATCCAAGACGCTCTCTAGCGAACCCGTCCGGAGTCATGGTAGTCAGCTCCTCTTCGGTGAATTCCTCCGTCAGTCGAATCCCAAGAGCCGGGTTCGTCATATACCATAGAGTCGTATCACTGACATTGATCTGTTCAACATTCTCCGCTTCCACACTCCACTCATGCCAGGCATTGTGCGGTCCGGTGTTTTGTATACAATTTGTCCTCCGCCTACGGAAGACTGTGCCAGGGCACCCCGGATAAGGAGGTGTCCCGGTATAGATCAGCTGCCTGGTCCCTGTCGTAGAGGCAGACAATGTTGCCATGATTGCTTCCAGCTGATCATCCTGGAGTTCCTGTGCTTCGTCAAAAACAACTACACTAATCCCGTCAAATCCTCTGGCCGCCTGTCTGGATCTTGCTGAATACTCTATAGATCCTCCATTCAGAAGTTCTATCGCCTCTTCACCGTTGGTTCTGCGTATATTCTTTACCATGGCCATGATTTCCGGATATCTTTTATCTTCAAATATGGCCGACAGCCTCCGGAAAGATTTCTTTGAAGTCTTCACCTGGTGTGCTGTATGAAGGATCTTTTCTCCATTGATCAGCATCCCATAGAGTTCCCTGGCTTCCAGGCATACATTTTTTCCATTCTGCCTCGGCAGTGCCAGTCCAGCAGATGTGACATTATAATTTCCATCTTCATCCAGTCCAAGCCAACACTCGACAACTAGTTCCTGCCACGGATCCAGCCTGTTACCATATGCATTCATCAGTTCCGCAGCATCTTTACCGTCTGTTGATACCCTGTCAGGCTCGATCCTGATCCGCGGTTCCTGTGATCCTTTCATGTCCGGGCCTTCTTTGCTTTGATCATGTCAAGGACCGTCATTGGTTCTCCTTTTTTATAGACTGCCGCATCTGCTTCCTTTTTCGGCATCTCCTCGATAATCCTTGTCATCCCTGTCATGTAAGTTTTCCAGAGGGCTTCATAAGCCTTAAAGGCTGGGTTCTCCCGGATGCCCGTCTGACCACCGCCATTATCATAGGTCACAGTGATCTTCTCACCAACAATTGCCTCCCTGGTCTCCTCCAGCTTGGCATGCATAAATGATACATTTTGGATAATTTCTTCCAATAATTTGATGCGTTCCGGAGGGGTTCCGGTGTCCCTGAGGAGCTTAGTAAGCCTTCTCTGTTCTTTCTTTTGTTTCTTAATAATGTCCTGATTTTCGGGCACTCCGGACCACCTCTTCTCTGCCCTTTTAATACCACCCCCCTAAAAGAAATATGCCTTCGGGGGTAAATAGGCGCTGGACGGCGGGGGTCGCCAGCCGGCGGGTGGGGGGTCCCTCCCCTGGTCCTGCCTCTCACCATTCGCCATCCAATATATTGACTTTGTTCCTGGATATCCTCAGCTCCTTTTCTGTCTTATTACTCTTTGCTGCATTGCAACAGTAATGAGCAGGCTGAAGGTTAGACCAGTCCTGGGCCGCTGCTTTCGGAGAATCATATCCAAACTCTTTCCATCTCGATACAGGCCTGATCTCATCGATCACAAACGATAGAGGATGTTTGCTGTCGCTTGGTTCGTCATAATGAATAGGACCTAGCCTTCCATGGCATATCCCACACGGTGCACCCATTGCCTTCATCCTGGCACGGTGCTTCCGTCTCAGATTGCCATTAGCATATCTTACATTCCTCATCGTATCTCCCATAGATACCACACATGCCATCCCTTGGGGTTGACTCCCGGTTGAAGCCATTGAAAGGAGGTGCTTACTCTTCCTCTGAAGGTATCACATGAACGGTAAAAGTACTTGAAAAAACCGCAGAGATGTACATGGTGGCCGTCATTTTCAAATTAAAAGACCTGGACACGCATAACATGCCCAAGCCTTTACGATGCCACTATAACATACTAAACATGGCATTTGAATGTTGTTTTGTATCATTTTTCTTGTTTTTCATGTTTCTCCCAGAAAACTTTCAAGGCAATTCCATGAAGTCTGAGAATGTGATCATAGGAATAATAGTCTCCATTCGGCTTTCTCATCTGGCAACAGATCTCTTCCAGTCTCCTAAACTGTACATATCTCAGATATAGCAGTTCCTCGTATCTTGCGTCACCGATTTCATGTATCTCATTTATGATCTTATCGCGAAGGTTTACATACCCATCGATCATGGCATTTATTTCTTCTTCCAGTTCAACATATCTGGTGATACAATTTTCCATCCTGTGCGGATCCGGACTTGATATCGTTTTATTCGGATCCATACCGCTGCCGCCTGCTCCCGTGGCAAGAGCACGAAGCCTTTCCAGCTCGTCAATCTTTCTTTGTATTCTATTATCGTATACCTTTATCTGTCTAAGATATTCTTTCGCATTCACCTTCGCATCATCCCTTAAATATTATTAACCGGCAGGATCACCCAGCCGGATAGACCGGCTGGGTTTTCTTTCTTAGATAAACGGCAGTTCCTCCTGAATTCCTTCGGTAATACTCATAAAGCCTTCCTCATTCACGAAAGGTGCCGATTCCGGATAAGTATCTGCTGCCTGCTCCGGCTCCGGATCAACTGCTGCCCGTCTCTTTTCTTGAGATCCTTTGCTCTCTGCAAATTCCTGTTCCTCGATGACCACATCTGTTGTGTATCTCCTTGTTCCTTCCCGATCGGTATAGGATCCTGTCTGTAATCTTCCGGATACAGTGATCTTCGTCCCTTGCATCAGATATTTCTCAGCAAATTCACCGGCTTTGCCAAATGCTACACATGATATAAAATCCGCTGCCTGTTCGCCTTCTTTGCGTATTCTGCGATTCACCGCCAGTGTGTACCTTGCAATACACATGGCTGGCGAAGCCTGTGTATATCTGATATCAGGATTCTTTGTCAGTCTTCCCATCAAGACCACCTTATTCATAATTTGTCACTCCTGTCAGATCTATTTTTCTTTCACAATGGCATCCGCCCCCTGGACAGTGATCCATCCGTGTTTATATCTGGCTTCAGCTTCTTTCATCTGGATCAGCTCCGGAGTAATGCTCGCAGCCTTTACTTTATTTGCTTCAGCCTCAGCCTTTGCTTTGGTTATTGCGATCTCAGCTTCATTCTGTGCTTTGATCAATGCTGTCTGCGCTTCAACCTTTGCTGTCTCCTGTTCTGCCTGGGCCTGTTGTTTTTTCTGTAGTGCTTCTACCCTGTTATTGATTGTCTGTCTCAGCTGTTTGTCCGGATGAACATCAATAATGGATGCGTCCAATACTTCCATACCGTAAGATTTCCCAAATTCCTCATCCAGATATTCTGTGATTTTATGATTGATCTCCGATCTGTTCCCCGAATAAATATCCATCAACGAATAATCTGTTGTCACTTCAGATACTTTAGACTTCATTACAGCTTTCACTCTTCGCTCAACAATATCTTCTCCACTCATTCCTTTAAACTTTTTATAGGTGTCAACCAGGTTTTCAGAATTGAATCTATAACTCATCTGGAAAGAAATTGCTATTGTGGCATCGTCTGATGTTGACACTCTGAAGGAATCATTCCCTTTAGATCCTTCTCGTCTGTCTTTTGTCAAAACGAGCTGTTCATTACCGATAGTGAATAACTTGATCTTTTTAGTTGGTGACACCAAGTGCCATCCTTGTCCGATGGTTTCCCCAGTGGCTCCGCCATTCATGGAGTATATGACTCCTTCATATCCTACCGGGACCCTTTCAATACAAATAATTGCGCATAAGATAGCGAATATAATAACTGCTCCTAATGTAATACCGCCGATTAATCCTTTTTTCATAATTCTTTTTCCTTTCTTTCATCTTTGTTTTCTTTATCGTCTTTATTAAGTTCGCTCATTGCATCGTTTCCGATCCTCCATAGAAATCTTCCAAGAGGATAAAACACAAACGCAAGTAAGAACCACAATGCTACAGCCACCAAAATTATCAAAAGCCAAAATACAGGGTTCATTCTTCATCCTCCTTCCACGGCTCAGGCCAATGCATCCAGGCAACAACATTCTTTATACTGTCAGCATTATGGTATTCCTTCCACTTGTGATATCTACCACCATCCATTACAAGGAAATATCCATTGTAAATGTCACCTTCA